CGGACAGCACTTGCAGACGTAGAAGCTGCCAATATCTTACTGCCATTTTCTAATTCCAGAGATCCTTTGTTCCATGATATGATACCCTGCTGCATCCATCGTGGCAAGTTCTCATATGCAGTTTGTAATCTACTGAGAAGTTCTCTTGCGGTTGCTGCTTTGTTTGCCAGAATACCAATGTTCACACTGTCATTAAAGACAGCATAATGCAAAAGGTAAGATACGACTGTAGTCGATTTACCCGTTTGTCGTGGCATCTTACAGATGTTAAATCTGTTATTATGAAAATTATGAATTAACTTTTCCTGAAAATGATATGGATGGAATTGCGTAAGACCCTCATCAAGAGAAACAATCTTAATGTAGTTATTAGCAAAATACACCGGATCTTCTTTGCACTTAAGGAACTCAATAATTTGTTCCTCAGTGAATTGGATCGGTGTATTTGCCTTTTTTAGATTGGGATTACCAAGATATACTTCACTCATAATTAATCAACTCAACATTTCCAACGTTTACGTGCTTTACAAATTGCTTTATCTGGTGTTTTGGTACAATCAATATTATGCATTTTCTTTTGTCCTTCTGAACGGGAGCAATAAGATGAACGTCTCTTTGCGTCCTTACTTCCTTTCTTTGGATTACCGGTTACAGCAGTCTTTAATTTTGAACCTGGATTCTCACGACGATATGCATTTACTGCTTTTTGTGACATTCCATCAGTCTTATCCGACTTGTTTACTTTCTGCCAATCTTCACCCAATTCAGTTCTCCAATCAGATTGTTCAAATTTTACTTTTGGTTTCAACTTCTTACCGGATGTCGATGGTACAAACACCCCTGTTTCCGAAGATTTCATATCTTTAGTATCAACATCACCATCAACATCAGCATCAACTCTTTTTACTGCCTTTCCTGCAAGTTTTTTAAGATTGCCGCCTCCAATATTTGTTTCCTTTTCTTCCTTCTTCACACAGTTATTATAGGTCTTACCAAACATCTTTTTGGTTCCTTTCTTCTCATAACCTTTCCAACATTTTTGACCTTCTTCTATAGGTTGACCACCTTTAATTGGTTCTGCCTTAATAATATCAATAAACTCATATTCAGTTGCCTTAAAATCATCTCTCCAGTTAGAGAACTCATATGATTCAGACTTATTGCCCCAATTAGCAGCACCTACCTTACGGCACTTTACAAGTGCTCCTGAAGCATATGCAGAAGGCCACACAGAATAACGTGACTTGACCTTATGATAGCAGGCATCTTTGGTTCCGCTGCCCTTACCCTTCTTATCTTTTCCTTCGATAATTTCTACTTCTTCCTTTTTCATTTTCTTTTTGTCTGTAGAAACATAGGTTGGTTTTGCAGCACCAGTTTTTTGTTGTTGACCTGGATCTGCTGCTTTTTTTCTTCTGGCGGCAGAAAGTCTTTCTGCCTTACTCATGCTTGCTCTTTTTGCTGAAGAGACGCACTTTGGTGTTCCCTCTCCTGGTTCATCACTGGCGCAAGTCC